CAGCTAGGGCACCACAGAGTCCTAGCAGTACTGCCCACTGGTGGCGGCAAGACGGTGTGCTTCAGCTACATCGCCCAATCTGCCGCACGCAAGGGCAACCGCGTCTGCATCTTGGTGCATAGGGCTGAGCTGCTGGACCAGGCCAGTCGCAGTCTCACGGCTATGGGCGTGCCGCATGGCCGCATTGCGGCGGGACGCAGCATGGACCTGAGTCATGCTGTGCAGGTGGCCTCGGTCCAGACCGTGGCCCGCAGGCTGCACAAGCTGCCGGCTGGGTTCTTTCAGCTTCTGGTGGTGGATGAGGCGCATCACACCAATGCCGGCCAGTGGGCAACGGTGCTGCAGCATTTCCAACAAGCGCATGTCCTAGGAGTGACCGCCACGCCATGCCGCGGTGACGGCCGCGGCCTTGGTGACCACTATCAGGCCATGGTGCTCGGCCCCAGCGCTGCATGGTTGACCGATAACGGCTACCTTGCCAGCGCTCGTGTCTTGGCACCGCCGGGGTTCGACAGCACCGGCCTGCGCAAGCGCATGGGCGACTTCGACACCAAAGACGCCGAGCAGCGCGTTGGCACCATCATGGGTGACTGCTGCAGCCACTATCGCAAGCACCTGGCAGGGCAGACAGCGATCGCGTTCTGCTGCAGCGTGGCCCATGCCGAGGCAGTGGCCGCTCTGTTCCTGTCGCAAGGCATACCAGCCGCCAGCATTGACGGCACCATGAGCAATGATTGCAGGCGAGATCTGTTGCAAGCACTGGGGACTGGCCGCATTAAGGTGCTGACCAGTTGCAGCCTCATCGGTGAGGGCGTAGACGTGCCTAGCGTCGGCGGGTGCATCCTGCTGCGGCCAACGCAGTCAGTCGGCCTGCACTTGCAGATGATCGGTCGTTGCCTGAGACCGTCACCGGGCAAGCCTGCTGCTGTGGTGCTGGACCACGTCGGCAACACGCTACGGCTGGGCCATCACCTCGAGGACCGCGACTGGAGCCTCGACGGCGTCAAGAAGCGCGACGCCGACCGTGCGCCATCGGTGAAGGTGTGCCCGGTGTGCTTTGCCACCAGCATGAGCGCCACGCAGGTGTGCCCTGACTGCGGCCATGTGTTCGCCCCGCAAGAGACCAGGGTGCTGAAGGTGGTCGAGGGCGAGTTGCAGGAGCTGACCACACGCGAACGCAAACGCGAGCAAGGCAGTGCACAGTCCTTGGAGGACCTCCGTCAACTGGCGCAGCAACGTGGCTACAAACGCGGCTGGGCAGAGCGGGTCTATCAGGCTAGGTTGGCCAAACGGCATGGGTTATGAGAGTCCTCGTCGCCTGCGAGTACAGCGCCCGCGTTCGCGATGCGTTTCGCAGCCATGGACACGACGCATGGAGCTGCGATCTGCTGGATTGCGAGGCCGATCCCCGCTGGCACTATCAAGCGCCGGTCGAGGAGGTGCTGACCCGCGGCTGGGACCTGATGATCGCTCACCCGCCATGCACCCATCTGGCTGTGTCTGGCAGCAGGCACTTTCATCGCAAGCAGCGCGAGCAGGCCGAGGCGCTCGATTTCGTGCGGCTGCTAATGGATGCGCCGATACCCCGCTGGTGCATTGAGAACCCAGTCAGCATCATTAGCAGTGCTATCAAGCCACCAACCCAGACCATCCAGCCGTGGCAGTTTGGGCATGGCGAGACAAAGGCAACATGCCTATGGCTCAAGAACCTGCCGCGCTTGAAGCCAACGCAGGTGGTTACCGGTCGTGAGACACGCGTGCATCTGATGCCACCCGGTCCCGACCGCTGGAAAGAGCGCAGCCGCACCTATCAAGGCATAGCCGACGCTATGGCTGAGCAGTGGGGAGTCGCTACCCTGCCGCCAGTTGTTGAACAGCTTTGTCTGAGCAGCGTATTCAGCAAGAAATAAGACTTGCCATCAGCCACGGCGATACCAAAGTCTTCCGCAACAACACCGGCACCCTGCGCGACCAGCATGGCCGCCCGGTGCAGTTCGGTCTATGCAAGGGCAGCGCTGACCTGATCGGCTGGCGGACGGTCACGGTGACGCCTGAGATGGTCGGCCAGCGCATCGCCGTGTTCCTCAGCATCGAGGTCAAGACGCCAACCGGCAGGCCGAGGCCCGAGCAGCAGCAGTGGCTAGATGTGGTGCAGGCAGCCGGCGGCATTGCTGGCGTGGCGCGCAGCGTCGAGGACGCGTTACGCATTGTGACTGAGCACGCTTGACCACGGCGGCACATGGTGTAGGATGTGGGGGTCCCAAACGGATTCCACCCATGACTACCTGTCCCTTCAAGCAGCACAACGACTACAAAATCAACTGGCAAGCTGCCAAGATGCCTGCACCGAAGCAGCTTGCTGAGCCTAAGGCACCTGCAACTGACGACGATCTTGTCGCCGTCAAGTACGAGGCCTGAATCCAATGACAACCACACTGACCCTAATCCTCGTCCTGCTGCTGCTGCCGTTGCTGGTGCTGCTATGGGCGACGGAATCAACCGAGCAGCGCGCTAAGCGGCTGCGTGGCTACGGCTGGTCGCAGCGGCGCATTGCCGAGCATCTCGGCATCACCCGCTACCGCGTCCGCGTAGCACTGGCATGAGAAAACAGGGCGGCCCATCACCGCCCTTCGATCCTCACAACATTATTCTACTTATGACAGCGACCATCTCAAACGAGCAGTACCACTCCGATCCAGCCGTCAGCGCCAGCCACCTGAAGGCGGTAATGCAATCGCCTTACCACTACTGGAGCCGATACGTTGACCCCAACCGCAGCCCGGTTGAACCGACTGCTGCGATGAAGCTGGGCAGCCTAGCCCACTGCGCCATCCTCGAACCCGACGAGCTGCTGAACCGCTACGGCATTTGCGCGCCGCGCAACACCAAAGCCGGCAAGGAGCAGGCTGCGGCCATGGAAGCCGAAGGCATCGAAGTGGTCACCAGCAGCGACATGGCACTGGCCATGGGCATGAGCGCTGCAGTGCAGGCGCACACTGCAGCAGCAGCACTGCTGGCTGACGGCAAGGCCGAGCAGTCCTTCTGGTGGGATGACCTGCCCACCGGGATGCGCTGCAAGTGCCGCCCTGACTGGTACTACGGCAGCACTGTGGTGGACATCAAGACCACCACCGACGCCAGCCCGCAGGCGTTTGCCCGTAGCGTTGCCACCTTCGGCTACCACATCCAGGCTGCGCATTACCTCGCTGGCCTGCATGGTGCCGAGCGGTTCGTGTTCGTCGCAGTCGAGAAGACTTACCCGCACGCCGTTGCGGTGTACGAGCTGGACAGCGAAGCCCTTGCCTTAGGGCGGACCATGCGGGACAATGGCATGGACGTGATCGCCGGATGCCATGCCGCAGGTGTGTGGCCCGGCTACGGCGACACGTTCATCCAGACCATCAGCCTGCCTAGGTGGGCGACAAATCCCATTCAAACTGAGACCTTCTGATGTCAACAGCAATCACCACCTGGACCCCTGACCAAGTCCAACTGATCAGCAGCACCATTGCACCGGGCTGCACCAATGACGAGCTGCGCCTGTTTGCGTATGCCTGCCAGCGCACTGGGCTGGATCCGTTTAGCAAGCAGATCTACGCCATCAAGCGTGGCGGCAAGCTGACCATCCAAGCCGGCATTGACGGCCTCCGCGCCATTGCCGAGCGCACTGGCCAACTGGATGGATCCGAGACCTACTGGTGTGGCGAGGAAGGCGACTGGCGTGATGTATGGCTGTCATCCAAGCCACCTGCCGCGGCCAAGACGATCGTGCACCGTAAGGGCAGCAACCATGCCTTTGTTGGAGTCGCCCGCTTTGCGGACTACAACGCTGGCCAGGGGCTGTGGTCCAAGATGCCTGCCGCGATGATCGCCAAGTGCTCCGAGGCCCTCGCGTTGCGCCGGGCCTTTCCCGCCAATCTCTCAGGCGTGTACAGCACCGATGAGATGGACCAGTCTGAGCCTGTCACCGTTACCACCGATAGCGCTCCTGCATTGCCTGCGCGTAAAGACACCAGCAAGTTCTTCACTGCCGGCGCTGCTGCCATCGCCAAGGCCAAGAGCCTGCAGGACCTTGAGGACCTGCAGCCGCGCATGGCAAAGCGGCTGGAGGATGGCGACTTGACGCAAGAGCAGCATGACAAGCTGCTGCAGCAAATGCTTGAGAAGGAGGCTGATCTTGTATCTGACGACTGAACAGCTAGCAGCACGCTGGGGTTTGAAGCCAAGCAGCATCAAATCCCAACGGCTGCGAGGCCAGGGGCCGGCTTACTACACGGTCCCACGGTTCGGCTTGCCGCTAGGCGAGTCACGGGTCAGGTATCCCATAGCGGACGTCCTGGCCTTTGAAGAGTCCAATTCCATTACCCCTGTCAACCCATGAGCCTTTATGCTTCCGGCGTCGTTCGTATTATTAGCGAACCGCAGATTAAGTTTTTTGATTCTGGTACTTGTGTTTGCAACTTCGGTGGTGGCATCAGCGAAGGCAAAGATAAGGACGGCAATTACATCAACAACGCCATCGACGTAGAAGTCTGGGGCAAAGGCGGTCAGATGATCGCTGACAACTGCAAGAAAGGCGACAGCATCATGGTGACCGGTGCTATTCGCCGCCAAGACTGGAATGACAAGGACACCGGCACCAAGCGCAGCAAGCATGTGCTGAACGTGCAGCGGTTCGAGTACCTGCCGCGTGCCAAGTCAGAAGAGGCTGCGTTCTGATGACTGACATCAAGCAGGACAACGAGCGCCAGGAGCTGCTTGAGCACTTATACCACGAGGACGGCCGGGATAATCCCGACCATCCAATGCACTCACTCTACACGGGGCTTTATGAACAGCACATCAATCAAAGCAGCCTTTGACGCATGGTGGCGTGACAGTTATGGGGTGCCTCCGGGCACCCATGCCGTCATGACCCACGTCGCCTTCGCTGAGCACATCCTCAAGCTGGTCGAGCTGATGGAGGAGGAGTCCGACCGTGACTGACCTCTCCCCCGCCGCGCAGGCGGTGATTACGGCCAGCAACTGCGCTGGATCTCGGATCGTGCAATTGCACATCGCCGCCGCCCTACGAGCTACTGCGGATCAGGTATTAGCCGTCCAATGGCAAGGGCGAATAGAACCCGATGCAGCGCACAGTCTCGGTATCAACTGGACCCGTGACGCGTTGCACAGCATCGCCGCCGAGCTGGAGGGCCAATGATCCGGCTTGCATTGCTGCTGCTGCTCCAAGCGCCCGCCATGGCACAGCCCAGCAGATCCGTCACTGCCACGGTCTACGACGGCTGGTACCACGGCCGCGTCACCTACTGCGGCCAGACGTACCAGCACTGGGGCGTTAGCGCCGCGCACCCATGGCTGAGCTGCGGCACCCGTGTCCGCATCAGCCATCAAGGTCGCACGCTGGTTGTGCCAGTGACCGATCGCTGCGACTGCAGCAGCATCGACCTCAGTGCTGGCGCTGCACACCGCTTAGGCGTGCCGCTTGACGGCATCGCAACCGTTCGCATCTCACACCAATGAACGACCCAGTCAACCACCCATCGCATTACACGCAAGGTGGCATCGAGTGCATCGAAGCCATCCAGGCAGCATTGACGCTAGAAGAGTTTAAAGGCTACTGCAAAGGCAACGTGCTCAAATATGTCTGGCGTGAGCAACACAAAGGCGGCAATGAGTCACTGCGCAAAGCCAATTGGTACATGCAATGGCTGGTCAAGTAAACAAAGGCCGCAACTTTACGGTCAACATCCGCATGAGCCGTGAAGAGATCGAAGCTGCTCGCAAATTAGGCGACGGCAACATTAGTATGGGCTTCCGTCATGCCATCCGGTATGCCTGCTGGAAGAACATGCGCCCGATTAAGCTCAGCACCATGCTGCGCAGTGCGGCCGTCATGGCACAGGATCTAGAAGATGCCCGCGATTCAAGTTCAATGCCCTAGCTGCACCTCTAGGCAGACATATATCGTCATGACCAATCAACTTGACGATGGCACTATCGTTAGGCGTCGCCACTGCAGAGCCTGCGATCATCGGTGGTACACGCAGCAACCAGCCGAAGTGCAGGTGCCGCGCTGCCTATTGCAGTGGTCCAATAAAAAGTACATCATCGCTATC